TCAACATTATGCAAGTGATAAGTACCAAGCAACCGATGTTATCATTGATTCAGGTCATGGTGAGGGCTTTTGCTTGGGCAATATAATGAAGTATGCAAAGAGGTATGGTAATAAAGAAGGTAAGAACAGAAAAGACTTGCTAAAAATACTACACTATGGTATAATAATGCTTAACGTACACGACACGGAGAACACGTAATGGTTGAAGACAAAGTAGGACCAAAGGAATACTTAGGAATAAAGATTAATTATGATAACGAGAAAAGACTAGATAAGTTTAGTCTTGATACATTGAAGGATAGATATTTTACAGGAGAAGAAACCCATGCCCAAGAAGCATTCGCAAGAGCCTCAGTCTTCGGAGCAACCTACAAAGGTCATACAGATTTTGAACTTGCTCAACGACTTTATGAATACAGTTCCAAGTGTTGGTTTAT